CATACCCCAGAATGATGGGATATTTGGTCCAATCTTTACACCACCCCAAACTTCATTAATCCAAATCCAATCAATATGTTCTCCAAAAAGAAGATTGTCTTTATTCTTATTCTTGAAGAGTCTAGTATCATAAATAGGTTTATCTGTAATTTTATAATCCTCAGTTACTATATCTGTAATAACTTCTCCAGATTCTTCTACTCTAGTTAAATGCCCTACTTTTCTTTGAGACTTCCAATATGCTGTAGTTGCTCTTAATAGATATGCTGTACCTTGATCAAAGTAGTCTTCTCCTTCTGCTAGTATTTGGTTTATAATATCCCCTCCATCATACACAGAACCAGCCATCATTGTAGTATATTGCCTATATGCTAGAGAAGGCATATTGACATTCCAATCATGAGACTTAGTAGCATCATAATAAGTACCATCATTTTGATAACCACCTACTATATACCCAGCAGATCTAATTGGATATACTGCTTCAAGAGCTTCTAATTGTTCTTGAGACATTACATAACCATACTTATCTATAACATCTGCTACAGTAAGCATATCTATTTTACCTACCCAATGTCCTTGAGATATATATCTAATATCTGGAGACTTGTGATAAAAACAAACAGGTGGATTCCAAAGCTCTACTTCATAGTCATCCTCCATCATTCTAAAATGCCAGAACTCTCTATCTGTAATGAGCATATCCCTAAAGCCTCTTTCCTCAAGCTCATCCATTTTAAATCTTTCAACATCTATCTTGTGTTGATGTGATGCCCATTGTTCCACCATGGATCTATAATCTTTTTTAAAGAAAGATTCAATTTCTGGTAGACTTTTAAGATTTTCTGGACTTAACTGTTGTTGAGCTTCTTGAGAATTAGGATCTAATCCTTGTTCTAGCATTGCAGAAACAATTTTAGTATGTGCATCTGCAAGTAAAGTTTCTTCAACCATTGATCTTTTTTGCTCCAACATTTCATTGTAGGAAAATTCATCAATAGCTCTATAGGTTAACTTAGTAGATCTTTTAGCAAATTCTGCTACTAATACATTTACTACATTTGGAATGATTGGATAAAACTTAAGTTCTAAAGCAGAGGAATCTTCTCTTGTAAGTATCTCTACAAGATCCCTCATTTCATTATCCTCTTCAATAATATAATCTGACTTGTCTATAATACCTTTGGCCAGTTTATAATTTTTCATCAGTCTTCTAGCATTTCTTCTGATTTGCTTAAGACCATTCCATTCTAACCAGTCTAAGTTCCAAGCTGCCCACTCTTCATCTTTATCAGTTTTAGATAAAAACTGAAGAGGTTGGGTAATACTACCCATTCTATTATGTGAGGCTTTAGCTCCTTTTTTTAACTGTAATGCATTATATACTTGCATAGTTTTTATTTAAAATTTTTAAATGGAGATCTTTTAATCCCTTGTCCATTAGCAAGTCTAGACCGCCCCATATGCCTGAACGGACTATTATTTAATTTAAACAAATTATCTGACTTTTGCAAGTTTTTAGCTGCATCATCCATAATTACCCTTTTAGCATATCCTCTATTAGATTCTTGAATTTTAATAAAAGATACTAATGCCGCAAAAGAAACTAACCGGTCAACATTGACTCCATCAGAATATTCTCTCATTTCTTTAAGAAGCATTATATCTGGTATTCTTTCTATACCATATGTAGTTCTTACTATAGTACCATCAGGTTTAGTTTCTACATCCAACTCTTCTCTAGTAAACTCAATAGCATAACTCAACAAGTGAGCTTTAAATAAAGTCCCTGTATTTTTCCAACCATACTCCTGGAATACATTAGCATTTGCACCAAGATCTTTTAAGAATAAGATCTGACTTTTAGGTACAAGGTATTTTTGTTTTCTTCTAGAGATCATATACTGTATGAAAAGAGATATGTTATTCTCTATTATAGTCCAGGCATTATACCATTCTATAAGTAGCTCTAATCTTTGATGGGTTTTATTTATATCATCAAACCTCCCACACCAAGCTGCTACAATTTTGCTTTGTTCTATATAAGTCTCTGTTTCTAAACCAGTTACTTGGGTAACTTGAATAGAAGCCTTCATTATGTATATAGAACAGAGTGATTCAGATGTAGTTGTTTTTCCTTCTGATACAGGGTCAATAGATGCAAAATAAGTTTTACCAAACTCCGGTTCAGGAATAGGTCTTTCCCAAACTACTATAGATCCTGTTTTGTCTTCAGTTTTCTTATTAACAGGAAAATCTAAAATGGGTCTTTTGTTTGTAGGAACAGGTTTAGGTTTACCTTCAGCATCTGTTTGTAGATCTATAAACTCATAAGCATATTCTTTCTCTTCTATTCTTCTTTCTTGAGCTGCAATAAGATGTGTAGGGAATACAGAAACAGTTCTATGATCAAATGCTTCTTTAATATTTCTAGGATGCTGAGATATTCTAAGCTGGTAGTCTTCAGGCGATAAGTCTTTTTTCCATTCTTCAAACTGGTTATCTAATGCTTCTAATGCTTCTACTACAAGTGAATTACCATAATGATCTATATGCGGAGGCATAGACCATTGCTCAGGAATAAATAATCCTGATAAACCTGCTGTACCTTTGTCATCAATAAGATCTGTTTCTACAGCATAGATATCTTTTGACAAAGGATTAAGTATCATATCCCTAAGTGGGTTACACTGAGATAAATCACCCACAGATCCAGCTGCTATAAACATACCTGTAGTAATAAGTCCAGATCTCATGGCTGGGCGCATATACTCATATGTTTGATCCATCTTAGGTGCAATACCAGCTTCTTCATGAAAGAAGTATTTAACCGGACCCCCTACACCATTTGTAGGATCCTTCTCAAATGACATACCTTGTATAGTACCTTTAAGACCTACCTCAGCTTTTCTATCTCCTTTTCTTACCTCAATCTTCTGTTGCCACATCATTACCTTATCTGGTGACATAGGTCTATACCATGCTGTGTGCTCATTTAAAAAAGCTGCATATTCTTGTAAGAACTTCCAAGATCCTTTCTCATTAATATAGTCTTTAAGAGAAGCTCCCATTTTAAGGGTAACTCCTGGCTCAAACCACTGCTGATTTATAAGCTTACCCATATGATAATAAGAAGAGGCTATCTGTCTTTTTTTAAGGATAGCTACATGTTTATAATTAAGCTCTGCTAGTAACTCATATAGTGCCATATGATACTGCGCATCCCTTACATCAGCAAAACCAAACTGTTGGATTTCCTTATTAAAGATAGGTAGAAAATTTAACCACATGTAGTATTCTCTTGCAAGAAACCAGGCTTCTGCCCCATCTTTAATTATTACACCTTTTCTACATTTGGTTTTCTGGTCATCCCAGTAACTTACAAAGTCTTTTGATTTGAATGGAGCTGTACAGTATACTCCATCCTTTTTAAATTTTCTGGACTCTTGTGTAAATAATTCACTGCTAACTTCATTGAAGTTATATTGACCGGGTTCTTTAAAGATTCCAAAGATAAAGTCAGAGAAGTCCTTTCTGGATTCAAAAGTTGTAGTTGTCCATGTTCCATTGTCATAGGTTGGTATATCTTGATAAATTTCACTCATTACATGTCATATGCTAAACCTTGACCACCTCTTACTCTACTCTGTTGTTCTTCTTGAAGATCTTTATAAGCTCCTTTAAAAGATTGTCTAATAGCCTCATAGTTTTTAGCAGCATTAACTAGAGCTGTTATATTACCATCTCTACCATGGCTAATAGGTGTAGTCTCCATATATCTACCCAATCTATCTAACATAGATGAAATACCTTTATATGCTCTAGATGTAGGAGTTTCATACATTCTTTGACAGAACTGCAATGCTACATATACATCATCATCTTCTGGAGAAAACTCTGCTTCTATTTGCTGTAGTATTAAAGTTTCTTTGTCTACATCAGGAGTATGAAAGAAAGGATTCATATCTGGATTAGGACATGTCATATAAAAAAGATACTGGTAAATTTTAAGATAGTCTTCAGGATAATTATCCATTATATCTTTTAAGGCTTTTAATGTATGACAATGTTCTGTTGGAACTACCTTATTATTTTGTATGTCAAATAACTTAATTAGCATCAGTGCTTTTTTATTTTGTCCTTATTATCATGAAGGTAATGAATAATTGCTAGAACTTCATCTACTAAATAAGGCATAGCAATTGGCTTAACTTCTTTTACTATAGGATCTCCATTAGCATCTTTTTTTACAACTGGATATCCCCACTCATTTTCTGTTTCTATTTCAAATAGGATATGATGTATAAATATCTTTCCTGGTTTAAGTTTAGGATTATGCTTTAATATAATATACATATAAATACTAAGCTGCAAAGCATAGTGATAGAAGTTACAATCATCTAATGAGTCTATTGGAGATAACATTTTTTCTGAAATGCCTTCCCAGTTTACATAAGATTCTTTTTTAATCTCCTTATTAGTTTTGTAGTCAATGATATTTACTTTACCATTGACTACTTCAACTAAATCTGATTGACCACATATACCTGCAGATCTTAAATAGACCATATGTTCAGGATATATACCTGGTTCTAATTTTTGAGAAGGAGCTATTTTAACTCCATCTTTTAATTCTGTTGGTTTAAATACAGGTACAGTAATTCCTTCTCTTTCCATTGATGCAAAAGAACATATGTCAGATTCTCTTTGATTATGATACCAAGTACCTAATACTAAAGATCTATCTGATTCACTATTCCAAATAGCTTGAATAGCTTTAGGATCTATACCATACCACTTAGATCTTTTTATTTTGCTAACCTTAGCCGCTGTTTTTTTAGCATCAAAAGGTTTTTTAAAATGAGAAACAAGTGTAGTAACACTTACCCAATCAATAGCTTCACCATCTATACTTTTGTAGCTGTGATTTTCTGCATTAAATATTATACTCATAGCTTATCTAATTCATCTTCTTCTTCTTCAGTTATCAAAGACTCCCATTTACCTAATGGGCAATCTGATGATAAAGATCTTGTCTTAAATGCTAATGAGCATCCACATTCATTGCAGCAAGGAGATGTGCCAGGAACCGCACAATCATCACCATTGCTTGTACATACAGAACATATTTCATTTCTAAGTTTTGCTACTTCTTCTACAAACTCATCTTTAATTATTGAATTCTTTATACCTTCTATAATCTTAGATCTATTTTTCCATATCTCCTTGAGTGTTGCCATTTTTTAGTTTTTTAAATTCTTGTTTCTTTTCATCTTGAGCACTTATCTTTTTTTCTAATTCAATAAGCTTAGCCAGTTTATCTTCAACTTGTTTTTTATTATAGTAGGCACCAAAAGTTGAAGTATCATGGTTCTCAAGATTTCTAGTATACCTAGGGATTGCCTTTCTTATTGTTAAAGGTTTAGCCATAAAATGTCCTAAACCAGGCATGTTTATTCTAGGATGCGTTAGATTACTCAAGTTATGTCTTAGATTTTTATAAACAAACTCTACAAAATCCTCTACTAAAGATTCTGATATATCTAACTCCTCAGATACTTGCTTGTATAAACTACGCGCTTTCTTGGGTATCATATCCTAGAAATTTATAATCAAGTAGAACAGTACCTTCTGTTTGTATTTTTAAGTTTGGATTTAAAAGAATCATCTTTTTATTCTGAGAATCTTTTACTACTAATCCTTGTTTCTCAGATTTATTAATACAGTTTCTAACTGTTTGAGGTGATTTAAAAATCCAATCCTCTTCAGAAGAGGCATCTAAACAAAAGTTAGTAAGTTCTATAGGTTGATTAAAACTCAATAAGGTTAAGCAATTAAGATCAGACTCACTCATTGCTATACGGTTAATATAGCAATGAGTTAATATCTGAAGCTTTACCACATCCCATTTAGGCATTTTAACCCTCTTCTGAACTTGGTTAACTAGAGCCATGTTAAGACTTTTTAAGCTTGCTGCTTCTTGGTGCCTTAGTTTGATCTTCTTGTTCTGATTCTTGTGTAGATCTAATATTCTCAGTCATCACAGCAAATTGATATTGAAAGGAAGCTCTCTTAAATCTAGACTCTTCAATTTCTGTAAGTAACTTTTCATACTGTGCCTGAAGTTCTAAATAAGGTACTGAGTCCTCATAAAACTTTTTCATTTCTTCTTTGCGCATTGCCAATTCTTCTGGTGACAATTGCATTTCTTCTGGTTGGTTTTGCATTTTATATTTTTTTAGTTTAGACAAATATAACTCTTATAGTTTAAATAGAAAATGTTTAAATAAAAAAATCCAGATACTTTAAGCACCTGGACTTCTCTATTTACTATGAATCAAATAAAGCTTTTATCTATTTTTTATTGTGAAGTTTAAAACGGTAAGCATGTAAAATTCTCTTGAGACATCTACCTCTATTGTCATAAAATCAACCTTACCTAATCTAAGTCTAATTTGAATTTTATCCCAACTTTTATTTACTACTTTCCAATTGTTTCTAAACTTCATTTCTTAAGATTTTTAAGCATCTCAATCATCTTAGGCTGAGGAGATATATCTGTCTTATCTTTTCTATAAGAGTTATGAGTATATAATCCTGGAACAGCAGAAAGGGCATTTTTAGAAACCTTCCACATATCATCATGATTGTATGCAAGTGAAATCCCCCATATCTTATTCCAATACACCAACAACTGACGTACAGACTCAATCTGAGCATCTGTATAAGCATGATAGAACTTATACCCTTTGTATGGTACAGCTAACTCACATACTTGATTGGCAGGTACTACTCTATCTACATAGTTATAATACTTACCATCAGCTTTTAAAGTAAGTGGTCCCCAGTTACATATCTCAATACCTATTGCTAATGGGTCAAGTGATCTATAAGGAAGAGCCATAGCACGGAATACATCAGGCTTAATACCTAAGTGGTATGCCCAATATTTTGATGAGAATGCTTGGCATATCTCTCCATCATAAGTATCCTTGCTTAATCCCTTACCAGATATAGTAATACAGGTAGCTATTCTACCTCTATCATCATTATCCCACATTTTAATTACTCCAGGCCCAGAAGAGTTTCCAGCGGTATGGTGTAATACAATCTGTAACTTTTTAGTTTCCTCTTTAATGTATTGAGATTCAGAAAGAGGTACTTGTTTAATCTTTGTTAAATCTAGCACACTCATTTTTTTCTCATTTTACCAATTACTGTTTTTGCTAACCAGCTACCGGCTCTTTTTAAAAGAGGTGTTTCTGCTTCAACCTTAACTATAGTTTCTTCTTCAGTTTTAATAACTGTTACATCAAGTTTTTCTCCATCTAGTACAAACTCTTTAGTTTCTTCATCTACTTTAAGAGTTGCTTTTGCTTTAGGCGTTTTAACTTCTGCATCAATTTTTTTACCTTCTTTTTTTGCTTTGACAGATACCTTCTTGGTCTTTACCTCTACATCAAAGTCTTCTACTTTTTTCTTGCTTCTAGCCATAACTTAAAATTTACTTTGTTCTTCTGAAAACAAATTTGATAAAAATTTTCCAATTACACCAGTAAATAATGCAAGGTATGCTAACCAGTCTACCTTCTCATAAATAGCAAATGTTGTAATTGTTGTACTTGCGGCTAAAAAAGCATCTCCAAGTTTTCTCCATTTAATGGGAGTAGGACTGTAATATTTTTTCATCTATTTAGAATTAACTGCTTTACTGCATCTGAAAGCTCACTTACATTTCTAGCAAGATTCTTTATTTCTAACTGTGTTTGTTCTTGGATTGCTTGGTATTTTAGGCGTGATTCTTGTTCTACTAACTCTATCTTACCCTTTAGTTTTCCTTGTTCTTCAATAACCTTGGTTTGAGCATCTATAACTTTTTTAAGATCTGCATGTGCTATCCTTAAAAAGTAACCTATAATTGCTACTACTGTTCCTATGATGAAGAGTGTTGTTGCTGTTGTTGCTGAAGTCATTTTTGAAAAGTTTTACAAATAAATAT